CGAATGTCATACGCTCTCCTCTATCAGATACCGCAGGTAATCGCTGACGTAGTCCTCATAGGTGGCGTATTCTGCCTCCGGGCCAATGCCGGCGGCACGACTCTCCTTCCATTCCGACTTGCTCTTCATCTCAGTCGCCGCAGCCTCCGGGATATCCACATCCTCCGAAACTTCCAGCAAACCGTTGATATACCTCTGCGCCTCCGCCATGGAGGTGCCGCCGCCGGTACCGTGGTAGTCCGAAGAGGACATCTTCTCCGCCCGCTTTTGGAGCGCCGCCTCCGCCGCCGCGCGGTCACCCCGGGCCGCGGCAAAGATGGCCTCCTGATAGTAGTCCGTGCTGCCGGAGGCGGCAGGGTGCTTCGATGACGCAGTCTCACCAACAGCTTCCTTCTCCGCCGGATGCTGGCTCTGCTGTCCCGACGAACTCCCCTGCTGCGCCAGATACGCCGCCAGCCACTTCTCATAAACCGAGGTATCCTGCTCCTTGCCGGAGTCGTTGGTTTCCTGACGGTAAGCGTTGTCCACGGCATCCTGCGTCTTACCATATTCGAAGACATCCTGCCGGTACTGGTTATCGATGGCATCCTGCTCCTTCTCGTAGTCAAAGGCATCCTGCCGGTACTGGTTATCGATGGCATCCTGCTCCTTCTCGTAGTCAAAGACATCCTGCCGGTACTGGTTATCGATGGCATCCTGCTCCTTCTCGTAGTCAAAGGCATCCTGACGGTACCGGTTGTCGATGGTGTCCTGTTCTTTGCCGTAGTCAAAGGCATCCTGACGGTACCGATTGTCGATGGCGTCCTGTTCCTTGCCGTAGTTGAACTGCTCCAGCCACTTCTGATAAGCCAACGCATCCTGTTCCTTCTCGTAGTCGAAGTCCTGCTGCCATTTGCTGTCCGCCACGCTGTCGCGGTACTGCTGGTATGCGCTCTCCAGCTCCGCGTACCAGTCCGTCAGCGCATCCTGATAGCGGTTATAATCCTCCGCCTCCCGGTCCTGCAGCAGCTTCAGGGCGTTTACGTCCTGATCGTAGTCCGCCTGATACATTTCGTATGCTAACTGGGTCAGCTCCGGCAGAGCCTCCATCAGCTTGGCGTTGTAATAGTCCCCCGCCTGCTGCGCCGCGGTGACGGCGTAGCTGTTCATACCGCCGGCATGGACGGCAGCCGACGCCAGCGTATCATCCGCAGCCCGCTGCCCTTCCCTGCGGTACTGGCTTTCGTACTGTCGGTACAGGGGATCGCTCTCCGCGTCATAGCGGAACTCCGGCCGATTCTCCAGACTGTCCAGCAGGCTGTCGATGCGATCGTCATAACTGCTGGCATAGGTGGGTTTTTTCGCCTGATACGCCGAATCGTCAAAGCCTGCAGGCTTTTCCGGCGTATACCCGGATGATGTATCCGCCAGTTTCAGCGGCTTCTCCTCATCCTCGTTTTTGTAAAGATTTTTGACTGTCATGTTCCTTCCTCCTTCACGAATCTGTTCTCCCTACCACTCGCCGCCGTCCACGCTGACGGCGGCGTTTTCCGTGATGACCAGCTGCCCGTCGCCGGTCAGATACAGCATCTGCCGTCCGTTCTTTCCCTTCAGGGCGAACCGGAACGCACCGTCTACCACGCCGGCGGTAAACACTTCCCCGCCGCTGCCGGTAAACGTCAGGCCGCTGCCGGCAAAAACAGCGCCGCCGTCGGAGGATTTGATGTCCGTTTTGTCTGTCTCGATCTCCGTGATGTTGCTGCTGTCCAGATTCATCAGGGTGTATTCCAGCGTCTCCTGCAGATAGCGGATGTGATTGACCAGACGCTGCAGGGCGGCGGGGTCTCCCGCCTCAATGCGCCCCAGCTGTGTGGCAAATACCGGCATTACACATCACTCCCCACTGTCAATTCCCGGACGAGGGTACGCAGCAGGCACTTGCCCTGTCCGCTGAGCCGCAGTTCCAGTCGGTCGCACCGGGCAGGCAGCACCGGGATGCTCACCGTTCGGGCGCGGCCGCCGTGGGTAGTGTAGATGGTCTCCCACGCCTCCTCGTTGTCCCGGCGCAGCTGTGCCTGCAGCCACGCGCCCTCCTCCAGCTCCAGCCGCAGGTGAAACTTCGAATAGCCCTTCCGCCCCAGTACCGTCTCAGAGAAGGGGCAGAAGGTGACGCTCCACGCCATGCGCTCCTTGTCCTCTCCCCCCGCCGTCTGCCGCAGGGCACCGTCCGCCGCCAGCAGATACACCTGCCCGCCCGTGCGTGCCATGTCCGCGCAGCAGAGGTCATCCTCCCGAAGCCAGATGCCTCGCCGGACGTCGTAGGTCAGCAGGTGCCATCCATCCTCGCCCTCCATGGAAAAATAGCAGCGCTCATCGTCAGCGGCGGCACAGGCGTTTCGGAACCGGCGGTCTCCGAAATTGGCGCTCACCAGCTCCGGCACGCCGCCGGTGTAGGCGTATACGCCGCCGCCGCCCTTGTAGTACAGGGTCTCGTTGAGGAGGCACAGGCTCTTTTCGCTGCCTGCCTCCACGCCGCACACCTGTGCCGTGACCAGCTGGAAATTGCCGGGCTTGGAGCCGTACAGCTTGTGGAGGGTATGCTCCTTGAAGAAGCAGATGTGGCCGGAATAGGCGATGCAGCCGGTGAAGGCGCCCTCGCTGGCCACGTCGATAAAGTAGCTGTCACCGGAAAGCCCGTCGAAGACCTGAAAGTTGAAGGGATCTCCGTAACGGCTTCCGTAGATGGTATTGCCGTGGGTACCCCAGAGGCGGTAATTGCTCTCGCAGATGAAGTCCAGCTCCGGCACCTCACGGCGGAGGGTGACAGTGCCGGTTTCCGCACCGGCCACGAAGGTGTTCTCATAGACCCCCAGCACCCCCTCCTCCACACTGCGGAGGATGACGGTGCGGTTGTTCTCCGCAGCGGCACAGCCGGTGACGGTGACGGCATCCCCCGCCCGGAAGGGGAACGTGACCCCCGCCGCGGTGATGGCGGCGTCGGTGAACACCGCACCGGACACCACAGCCTCCGCCTCCAGACTGCCGAACTCGCCCTTATTCGTGTTGTAATACGCCTTGTCCGGAAAAATCACCACATAGTCGCCGATGGCGGCCAGCTGCTTGCGCCCGGGCGTCACCTGCCCCACGACGCTGCCGTTGTGATAGACCGTGCCGCCGGACACCACCAGAAGACCGTCCTTGGTGATGAGGCCGCCGGGATTGGGGTACTGTCCCAGATCCCGGCGGGGCGGACGCTGGGACAGGCACGGGAACTGCGTTGCGGAGAGGTTTTCACTGTGGGAAAGCTCACCCTCCGCCCAGTCCTGCCCCCAGTTGAGGCCACGGAAGGCCACCGTGTACTGCTTTGCAGCTTCATTGCCGGTTTTCAGATAAGGCAGCATCCCATCACCCCATTACCTTCCAGGCATTCCGGGAGCCGGAGTGCTCCCGGCTGCGGATGTGCCGCGCCTTCAGCTGCTCCAGACGCTCACGGAACATCAGCATGGTGTTGTTGTAGTTGCCGTACTCCCGATTGTGGAAGTCGATCATGGCCATGACATACAGGCTGTAAATTTCCTCAAAGGGATGCCCCACCCGGAGTGGGCGGTCGGCGTCGTCGGGGATGGCATAGCCGAGCGGCTCCGGATCGTGAAAGACCTCCGCGCTGAGCATCCCCTCCAGCTGGTTGATCCAGCGGCATTTGTCCTCATCGGTGTAGACGTTGGGCTTTACCCCATCCACATAGCCGATGACGGTGTTCATGGTTGCCATTCTGTCACTTCCTTCCTCCCCTCAGCCCTTCCAGCGGCTGCGCTTCTCCCGCACATCCACGTGGACGAAGGTGGGGTAGACGCCGATGCCGCCGGAATCCGGCAGCAGCGTCTCTGCGAAGGCTGCCACATCGGCGGGACTGATGCCCTTCACCTGAATGTCCGCCGCCGAACCGCAGAGGTGCTGGCTGTAGACCGCGCCGTCCACCTTTTTGTTGTAGCCGGGGGTACGGTAGCCGCTGCAGACCGTCACCGGCTGCTGAAAGTGGCTGCGGATGGCCTGCAGAACCTCCGTCAGTACCGGGGCGATGAAGATGGGATCGCTGCCGTCACGGCAGGCGAACTCCCGCACCTTGAAATTGGCCGTCAGCTGCTTTGCGCCGTCCCGGGCGCAGCTGTAGGCATGGATGATGACGCTCATGCCGTCACCTCCGGCAGACCTGCCAAAGACGTCAGCAGGCTCAGCACACCCGCCAGCACCGAGGCCGACGCCACCATTCTCCACTCCACGGCGGACAGCACGGCAGATGTGCCGATGGTGGCGGCAGCGGTCTGTGCCGCCGTCTTCACGGCACGGACTCCGGCAGCCCGTACCCATTTCTTCCAGTTTTTCAAACTTGCTTCCTCCTATCGGTGAAATTTCTCCAGATCGTCGATCCGGTGGTTGGCCACCCGAATGCGCTCCTCCAGCAGACATTCCTGCTCCTCCAGCTTGTAGGTGCGCTCGATGACCCGGTTGTGGCGGTTCACCTTTTCCTCCAGCTGCTCCAGCCGGTAGGCGATGAGGGCGGTGCTTTTGCGGTTGGCCAGATACGCGCCCGTCAGGGTACCTGTCAGCGACAGCAGCGCCACGATGACGGTATCCGTCATGCCGTTACCTCCCCTCCGGTGATCTCCGCCGCCTCATCCTCGGTGATGAGCCCCTTCAGGGCGGCCGCCCTGACCATCCGGGCCGTCCAAAGGCCCTGACGGTACCACTTTGCGATTTTTCCCTTCATTGCATCACACCTCCAGTAGGGTATCGGTCATCATGGCGGTATAGGTGAGCTGCGCCTCCAGCCGGTC